CTTACCAACTTATGTTGTTTTGTCGTTAAGTGATGTAATCACGCCACAGTAGGAAGTAGTTACCATCATGGCACTAGAAAGACTCAATTACAGTAAGCTAGTCGAGAAGCATATCCTTGAGTGCATTCAGGGTGGTATTGGTATCCGTCAGATGATTGCTTCTATGCAACACTTGAATGACGCCCCAAAGTCTCTGTCTACTTTGTACAAGCACTATGGCAACTACATTGAAGCTGAACGTGCTAAAATCAATGGACAAGTCGGTAAGAAAGTTATTGACCAAGCCCTAGGTGGTGACTTTAAGTCTCAAGAGTTGTTCCTTCGTTCCAAAGGCGGTTGGTCTCCAACTCACACGGTTAATGAAGTTGAACAAGATGTTGATCCTGACCTTGACGAAAGTGCTATCGACACCTTGATGGGGTTGCTTGGACTAACTGGACAGGAAGAAGAATAACTTAGTGGTATAAGTCGGCTGGAGTATTTCGGCTGCGATAACCAAGGGCTAGGCTTCACGCTGGTCGCCACTAGGTTTATTATTGTTGGTGTAGCTTAATGGTAGAGCGGCAGTCTCCAAAACTGCGTCCGTGTTGGTTCAAGTCCAGCCTCCTTCGCCAAAAAAAAGAAAAATACAGATGACCCGAAAGATAACCGCAGAAATCTTGCGACAGTTGCCGCCTGAAAAGGTGAAGTCAGTCCTAGATGCACTTGGCCCAAAGAAGACAGAAGAACTACGACACACTTGGGAGTTCTGGGCCAGAGACAACCAGTTAGAGCCTGAAGGCAAAGATTGGCGTGTATGGTTCATCAATGCTGGTCGTGGTTATGGTAAGACCCGTTCTGGTGTTGAATGGGTAAGAGAGAATGCTAAACGTGGCGTAAGACGTATTGCTGCTATAGCTGCCACTAACTCCGACATTGAGCGGGTTATGGTTAAGGGTGAATCTGGTTTCCTCTCTGTTTGCTGGGAGGGTGACAAGACTTACTCAGGAAAACTTATGGGTTTCCCAAAATATTCCCCCACTAAAAGATCACTGATCTGGTGGAAGAACGGAATAGAAACTGGAAAAAAAGAAGATATTCTTACAGAGGTTCAGTTCTTCTCAGCAGAGGAGCCTGAGCGTCTTCGTGGCCCACAGTTTGAATTAGCTTGGTGTGACGAACTTGCAGCATGGAATAAAGACATAGACACATGGGCTATGCTACAGTTCTGTATGCGTCTAGGTAAACGTCCTCGCATCATGGTAACTACAACACCAAAGCCTACAAAGTTAGTTAGACAAATCCTTAAGGACAAGACAACTCATGTCACTACAGGTTCTACTTTTGATAACGCTGCTAACCTTGCAGGAACTTACCTCACTGCCGTTAAAGAGCAATATGAGGGAACTCGTATGGGTCGCCAAGAACTATACGCTGAAGTCCTAGAGGAAGCCCAAGGCGCTCTTTGGACCACTGATATGCTTGATAGCTGTTCAGTTAAGCAAGAAGATGTCCCTGACCTTATCAGGATTGTCGTTGCCCTTGACCCTGCCGTTACGTCTAATGCTGAGAGTGACATGACAGGTATTGTCGTTGCTGGCATTGATGTGAATGGAGTAGCATACGTTCTTGGGGATTACACAGACAGACTTTCCCCACAGGGTTGGGCCTCTAAGGCTATTCAATTGTATCATCAGTTTCAAGCTGATCGTATTGTAGCCGAAGTAAACCAAGGCGGTGACATGGTTAGGACTACCATTCATGGTGAAGACGAATCTGTTTCCTATCGTGCAGTTAGAGCCTCTCGTGGTAAGTATGCTCGTGCTGAACCTATTTCAGCTTTGTATGAACGTAACCTAGTTAAGCATGTAGCTAACCCCACTGATGGGTCAAGTCTTAATGAGCTTGAAACCCAAATGCGTACATGGGAACCATTAGGCAGTATAGGCTCTCCTGATAGGCTAGACGCCCTTGTGTGGGCATTGACTGACCTCTGCCTTAATGGGTATGCCAAACCTCACCTAGCCCTCGTATATAGTAGTTCTAAGGGGCTTTCCTCTTAATAGATAAATATGGAAACCCTAACTATGGCTGATAACCTTTCAGAAGCAAAAGCTAAGTCTACCCTTGGGGTTGCTGGTGATAACACTCGTAATGGTCAGATTCGTGCTGATGAGTTCTTGCCTGAACTTCGTGGTAGGAAAGCTATCCGTAAGTATCGGGAAATGCGAGACAATGATAGCACCATTGGCGCTGTTATGTATGCAGTTGAACAAATCCTACGTGATGTGAACCTAGACGTTAAGGCAGCTAATGATACCCCTGAAGCTAAGGCCGAAGCTGAGTTTGTCAAGAGCGTCTTGCATGATATGGATCACACCCTAGACGACCATGTTGCAGAAGCCCTATCCTTTTTGTCGTATGGCTTTGCTTGGTTCGAGGTTGTCTACAAGCGCCGCGTTGGTCCTAATGAGCGTCTCGACAAGAAGCGTTCTAAATATACGGATGGACGTATGGGCATTCGTAAGATTGCTTCTCGTGCGCCTTGGACTATCAATAAGTTCGATGTTGACTATCAGACGGGTGACGTTCTCGGTATTGAACAGAGTGTGTCTCACATCAATGGTAGCAATTACATCCCATTGAACAAGTCAGTCTACTATCGCACCACTAGCCTTAATGGTGACCCTTCTGGTCGTTCTATCCTTCGTAATGCTTATACGTCTTACGAATACCTGAATAACCTACAGGCTATCGAAGCTATTGCTGTGGAACGTGAACTTGCTGGTATTCCAGTTGCTCGTATCCCTGCTGAATATCTTGCCGCTGATGCTTCTGTGGCACAAGCTAGTTTTGTTGGTGGCCTACAGACAATCCTTCGTGACGTTAAGTTCAACGAGCAGGGTTACATCATCCTGCCTAGCGACACCTACCCAGATAAAGATGGTGCGCCAACTAACATTCGTTTGGTTGACGTAGAACTGATGTCTTCAAGCGGTACTCGCAATATCGATATCAACCCTATCATCAGCCGTTATCAGCATGACATTGCTCGTTCAGTGCTGTCTGAGTTTCTACTGCTAGGGACTTCTGGTGGTTCTTACGCACTGTCTAAGTCTAAGACAGACTTGTTCCTTCGCGCCCTTGAGAGTTACATTCAAGCAGTCGTAGATGTTCTTAACAAGCAGCTAGTAGAAAGTCTTTGGCAGATAAACGGTCTTAACTATGACCTGATGCCAACTATCGTAGCTGGTGACGTTGCACCCCATGATCTTCGTGAGATTGCTTCGTTCCTTCGTAACCTTAATGGTGCAGGGATTGATGTGTCGTCTCACCCAGAAGTCATCAAAGACCTCATGTCTATTGCTGAGATTGACTACAACCCTGATCTGGTGAGTAATCCTAATGACAACGTGGACTAGACACCTGTATGAACACGACCCTCTAGCCATCGCTAAGGGTGAAGTCAATGGATACTCAGTCCTAAACATCTTTGGGTATCAATCCACTGTTGGAACTTCTGACATTTGTATCTGGGAAAACGCTACCCCTTACGTGCATCCCACATCAGCAGTTATTATGTCTGTCGTTAGCACAAGTGCTGTTGATGATACAGGGACAGCTAAAGTTCTGATTACAGGTCTTGATGCAAATTATGATACCCTAACAGAAATTGTTAATCTTGATGGCACTACTCCTGTAACGACAACAAATGCTTTTCTGCGTATCAACAATGTTAGACTGACTGAGGCAGGTGTTGGACAACTTACTAACGTAGGAACCATCACTGTTACCAACAACGGGACCACTTACGCTAAGATTTTACCATCTGTAGGTCAAACTCAGATGTCTCAGTACACAGTTCCGAATGGATATAGTTTCTATCTAACCCGTGTCAACAGCTATGCACAACAAAGTGGCGGCACTAACAACTTTAATACCTACAGTGTGCAAGCCTCTAACGCAGTTAGCTATTCAGTTTTGCAAGCACCCTACTTTCAGGTTTATGAAGCTATGAGAGTTGGTCCATTTAAGTATGCAGAAAAAACAAGCCTACAGTGGCGCTCTCGCACTAATACGAATACTTCTGCTGTTGGTATGGTTATTGAAGGCTACTTAGTCAAAAACACAATTCAGGGCGAACCATAATGAAAGTCGGTCAAAAAGTATCTTGGAACTCTTCTGGCGGGACTGCTCGTGGTATCATCCGTGAAATAGTCCGTGAGGGAACTGTCCCTAATATTCCAGTAAAGATCACAGGTTCAGAAGAAGAACCCGCTGCTCGTATTGAGATTGTGGACGACAAAGGTAAGCCTACTGGTCAGATGGTAGGTCACAAGCTGTCAACATTGCGTAAAGCACAATACGCTAATGACATCTTCACAACTCAGCAAGAGGCTGTATCTCGCAGCTATGATATGGGTCTTGGTGGTGCAACTCACGTCTCCGAATATAATGGACAGGCCGTTTTTATGCCTGCTGGGAACCATGAAGAGTATTTGGCATCCTACGGTGCTGACGACATGGAAGAAGGCTCAGAGACCCCTCCTAGTGAGCGTATGGCTATGTTGCAGATGCTGATACAGGAAATCCTGAAGGAAGATTTGCAGAAGGCTGACTATCAGGGTGAAACTGTTACTCTGAATAAGCCTCGCCGTATCCAAGATGGCAACAAGAAGTTTGAAGTCTTTGTTCAAGATGGCGACAAAGTAAAGCGTGTAGCTTTCGGTGATCCTAACATGGAAATCCGTAGGGATGACCCACAGGCTCGTGCTAACTTCCGCTCTCGGATGTCTTGCGACACTGCCTCAGATAAGACCTCTGCTCGTTATTGGTCCTGTCGCATGTGGGAAGCCGACACTTCTGTCAGTGAAATGACAAAAACAGATAGTAACCTTGAGGGTAAAATCCTTAAGGTAGATGACGAACAGCGAATGGTCTATGGTTGGGCCTCAGTGGTAACCGAAAAGGGTGTACCTGTTGTTGATCGTCAGGGCGATGTAATTGAAGCTGATACTTTGGTAAAGGCAGTCAATAATTTTATGGAGTATGTGCGCGTAGGCAAAGCGATGCACACTGGGGAACAAGTTGGTGTCGTTGTACACTCGCTCCCTGTCACAAAAGAAATCTGTGATGCTCTTGGTATCCAATCTGATCGTGAAGGATGGGTCGTAGCTTACAAAGTATACGATGATGCTGTCTGGGCTATGGTCAAGAGCGGTGAACTTTCGGCCTTCAGTATCGGTGGTCGAGCCAATAAGGAGGAAATCTAATTGCCAAATCTCCTGAAAAACTTGCAGCTTGAAGAACTCTCCCTTGTTGACCGTCCAGCTAATGCACAGGCAATGGTTTCACTCTTTAAGCGCGACAACTCTCAAGAGGATATTGAGAAAATGGATGCTAAAATGAAAGCCAAGGTTAAGGCTTACATGACTGCTAATAACTGCTCTGAAGCTGAAGCTATGAAGGCTTGTGGTGCGGATATGATGAAGTCAGATGAAACCGTTTCTGAAATCGAAACTTTGAAAGCCGACCTTGAACTTGCTAAAGCTGAAAACGAGCGTTTGAGCAAGAGCCTGATTGAAGCTGGTTATGTCATTAAAGCTGACGTAATTGAAAAGAAAGCAGAAATCGAGACTATTGAAGTTGGTGGCGAATTGGTCGTTAAGTCGGACATTCCCGCTCCAGTTCTGAAGGCTCTCGAAGCTGCTGAAGTTGCAAAGAAGCAACATGAAATTGAAAAAGCTGATATTGAACTGACAAAGAAAGCTGGCGAAGTTCTGCCAAACTTTGATGTTGATGTCGCTAAATCTTTGCTGAAGTCCTTCTCGGAAGACGCTGCTATCGTTGCTGCCCTTAAAGCTGCTGACAATGCGTTTGCTGCTGCTATGGATGAAGTTGGTAAGGCTGATGTAAATGGTCAGTTTGCTAACGCAACCGAAGAAATGGATGCCCTTGTTAAATCCCACATGGATGAGAATGGCATGAAGAAAAGTGACTACGCCAAAGCGTAT